CCCCACTTTTTCTTGAGACGGCTGAGATTCCGATCCACATCGAGAATCACGAGTCCCGCGCTGCGAGGCCCGGTAAACACACCGACCGCCCGAAACACATCCGGCTTCCGCTCGATCTGGAGCACCACGTCAGCCGGCCCCATCACCTGATGGTGACTCCGCTCGAACGGCGCCTTGCCCTTGCTCTCCTTACCGGACTGGAGCTTGCTGCCAGCCCTGTAAATCGGCGCATACGCCATGCCCACGGGCAACTGGCGCACAAAATTCAACAGCTGTTGCGTCTCACTGGACACAGTGGTAGACTCCTACACGAGAATGTTCACTCCGCCCCACCGCCTTCTGGCAGTGGGGCGTTTTTGTAGGGTAGCCCCCTGCGTCAACCCGTGCTACTGTAGTAGACGTTGCCACTCAGGCGACCATCAAACACCAGTAACCGCAATGGGTTTCCTTTCCAAACAAGCGTCAGCCAACGTCTCCAGCTCCGGCAGCGGCGGCGGCTACCTGCAAGTCTCCAAACTCCCCGATGGCGGCAGCGTCCGCTTCGCCCTGCTGTCCGACACCCCCCTCGAGTTCTATGAGTGCTGGGGCACCTGCGACGGCGCCACCAAGCCCTTCCGCTTCGACCACGAGCCCACCGAAGGCGACCTCAAGGTGGAAATGGGTGACTTCGAACCCCGCGAAGGCCGTGGCGGCCCTGGCACCGCCGACGTGAAATTCGCCATCGCCGTTCCCGTCTACAACTTCGACACCGGCAACGTCCAAGTCCTCTCCCTGACCCAAAAGTCCATCCTCAAAGAGTTGGATTCAATCAGCCAAATGGAGGATTACGACGACCTGCTTGCTTGGGACTTCAGCCTTAGCAAAAAAGGCTCCGGCCTCCTGACTGAGTACACGCTGCGCCCTGTCCCCCGCAAGAAAGGCGCCCAAGAGCACATCGACGCTGCCTGGATCGAGGCCAAGTCCGCTGGCTTCGATCTGGAGCGCCTGCTGACCGGCGGCAACCCATTCAAGGCTGCCTGAAATGTTTTTCTGTGCCGACTGTCGATTTTGGGAAGCCAAAGGAGACGAAGAAGCTGTTGGTATTTGTAGAAGGTATGCTCCAAAACCTGTAGTCGGACTCGCTACAGATTGCATACCAGAAACCGACTTCTTTAACGGAGTTATTTGGCCGGCTACTACTTCTGATTCTTGCTGCGGCGAGTATCAATCTGCTTGACCAGCTAAAGCCCCAGTTTTGCTGGGGCTTTTCACTCAACAAAACAATCACCATGAAGAAAGCAAACTCCAAAATTGAAAACCTCGGCATCAGTTCTTTTGAGTCTCGCTGGAAACGTCGCAGCCCCGACTACGCAAGCGTTGAAGTCTTGGAAATAAATCAAGAGCCCGCTGCTGCAACGCCGCCTATTGAAAAGTCATTCACAGTCATTCGTCCCAAGCGTATTGCTACTAGCAGGCGTGCCCCTGTTTACAAGGTGCTCACTTTTCAAGATCTCGCAATCCTTCACCTGGCACTAACCCGCCAGTACCAAAACACCGTTGTCGATAGTGTCGCAAACCAGTACGACAACCTCCTAGCCCAGCTGGAAGACATCCTCCACTCCCGCCCTGACACCATCCGCTTCCGCTAAACGCCCTGCCCCGCCACTTCGCGGGGCTTTTTAGTGGTATTATCAGATTGGGAAAGAATATCCAAATGGCCTCCAACACACAAGACACCTTGGCAGCACTAAGAAAAAGGAGGCTGGTACAAGACAATTCAGGCCCCTTCCGGGTCTACCGGGACTCAACAGGTACCATATACCATAGTGTTACACACATCCTAAAGGAAACCAGCGACACCACCGGGCTGGAGCGCTGGGTCGCCCGCCTGGGAGAGGTCGAAGCCACCCAACAACGCAATGTTGCTGCCAACCGCGGCAACATGGCCCACAACCAAGCCGAGTATCTCCTCAAAACCGCCCAACGACTGGCACGCAGCACTGCAAACAAGCGAAACGCCATTCACTGGGACGACAACGGCCTAGCTCGCATCCCCACCCCCATTACCCAGTGGGCCCTCGGCAAGGTCCACCCCAACATCCCCCGCGTTGGCTGGAGCGCCTCAGGCTTCGCCCGCGGCCTTTCCGGCTGGATCTCCGAAAACGTCACGGAGATTTTCGCCTCTGAATTCTCCATTCATCACCCCGCCGGCTTCGCTGGAACCTGCGACGCTTTGGTGGGTCTCAAAGGCCATTCAGGCCTCATCGTGGCCGACTGGAAAACCAGCGTGGGACGCAAAACCATCGGCCCCGGCCATTCATACTTCGACCAGCTTGGCGCCTACGCCCTCGGCCTGGAACACCTCACCGGCCTCAAACCTGCTGGAGCCTCCGTCGTCCTAGCCCGCCGCTGCGGCACCCCCGACGTTTTCACATTCAACAGCGACCTGCTGGAACAAGCCAAAAACTCATTCATGGCAAGGGTCGAGCAGTATTTCTCGGGCCTAGCGGCCCTCGAAAAAACCCATTCATGACTGGAACGCCATTCATGGCTTGCCGCTACTGTATAATTCTGCTGGTGCTATAGCTAGCGCCTGTGGATCGAAATGCCGTACGGGCGTTGTGGATCTGACAGCAAGCCACCCCTGGCTGGGGGTGGTTTTTTAGTTGTGAGTCTTACTGATATTGAGAATCATTCTCAACTAGCAGACACTAAAAAACACCAGACCTGGAGGCCTGGTGCTGTTGGCGCTCAGCGGATCGTGACGGTCGCCACGCCATCTAGTGGGACCCCCAACCTATGGGCGGCCCCTGCGGATAGATCCACAGAGGAGCAGTCGCAACGGTCGGTGACTGGGACGGTAAGGGTCCGCCCCTGGTGCTGAATCCTCAAGCGCGTGCCACAAGGCAACCAAGGGTGAGCCGCGCTCACTCCCCAGTGCTGGTAGGTCTGCCCACAAGCTGTTTGGCGTCCGTGATACCAGCCGTCGTACACCGTGGCGGTCACTTGCCTGGCGTTTGCTTGGAGCCCGACTATCAACCAAAGAAAGGCAAGCCGCTTCATGCCGCTTCCTGAGCGCTGGAACCCTTGCGGGAAGGTTTGGCGATGCCTGCATCGGACCGCACCTTGCGGGATGCTCCTTTGCCGGGTTTCGTCCTAGTGGCCGGGGCAGCTGGTGCGGGTGAAGTGTCGCGCGTAAAAAGTCCCGTAACTTGTGGAAAAAGTTCTGACGGCAAATCCGCCCCGCCATTAAGGGCCTGGCACTGGCGCCAGTACGGCACCAGTTCGCGCCACAGCTGCAGCGGTCCTTCCTTGCCTAGTTCGGCCTGGAGTGCCAGCAGGTCTGCCCAGTCCGAAGCCTCGAGCCTGGAGCGTTCTACTGCCCAGCGCAAGTCGCGATGGTGCCGCTTCATCAGTCGCAAGTGCTCCCGTTCGGCCTCTCGGGCTTCTCTCTGCTGGCCTCTGGTGGTCCACTCACCGCCTGTCATGGTTCCCTAAGGGTTGGGGATACCCTCTAACAGTATCACCACAGGCAAGCGGCTGAGCCGGACTGTGAAGTTACACAACAGAGGTAGCCAAGGGGCTGGAGCGGGGGCGATGATGGCGCAGTCAACCAAGGGGCACCATCCCGTGACAATCCTCAGAACCACAGAGCTTTACGGCTCCTTTCGGGTGACCTACGAAACGGTCACCGCAGAGTCTGCAGAGAGCGGCGACTTTGCCGAGCACGGCTGGCTTAGCTGGAACGGCTGCCCTTGCGACGACTACGCCGAATCTTGCTGGGACTTGCGGGACCTGCTGGATAGGCTGGCAGGATGCTATGCCGAGGGAGACGGCGCCGCGGTTCCTAGCTGGCTCACCCTGGATCCTCAGTCCGACTTCTGGCTTTCCCCCTTCTGGCGTAATCTTGCTGGAGAGGATGTCCTGGGGGTCACCGCTGCCGTACACCGTCCCGACTGGATCACAGACTCGAGCTGGATCCGGGTCTGCCGGCTTCTAGGTTGGCGCCGCTGATCCTGTATTGTATTTCACGAGACCCAACCCTAAGGCTCAGACCATGACAACCACAACCCGCAACACTGATCAGGCCTTCTTCGCCGGCCGTGCCTGCCTGGAGCGTATCGCTACCCTCTGGGAGCTAGGGACTTTTGCTGAACGACCTTACGCTGGTGACCTAGAGGATCTCAGCCCTGCCGCGCGTGAAATGGCGGATGATGAAGGCTGGGATGTCACGGGCGATCGGGTCCTGTTGGCCGAGCAGATCCGGGACCACGTGACAGAGATACCCCTCTCCCTACTGGTGCGGTCGGATTGGCACGCTCCGGGCGGCGAGTCCACCCACTCACAGTTCGAACTGCTGCTCAGCACTGGTGGTCCTGCCGTCAGGATCCTGGGGGAGCTGGACTCGTATTGCGAGCCCTACCGGCCTGCGCTGCAGTTCTCCGACTGGGGCGTCAGCTGGACAGGCCACCCCGAGTCCAGCGTTGATGCCCTGCTGTGGTTTGCTGGTCAGTTTTACTACGGGGAGAGCTGAGCCCTTACCACTGAATTACGGCCCGGCCTAGTGTCGGGCCTTTTCTGTGGCCTACACTGGAACAAATGCAAAGGTTAACAGTGAGCGACCAACAAGGCGCAGAATCTAATGCTGACGCGCTGGAAGTTGGCGCGGGTGAAGTTAACGAAACACCAGAAAAAAAGCCTAGGCCGTATGGCAAACGGAATCCTTACGCGTTGATAGAAGAGCGCCAAAAGCGTTTGTATAAACGGCAGCTCAGCGGTTTGCCTACACGCCAGCTTGTTCTAGATCATGCGGATCGTGAAGGCATCGGTGAAGTAACCGCCTGGAGGGATTGGGATGTCGTAAAACAGTGGAATGAAGGGGATTGGCTTAAGGATCGGGAGAGCATAGTTTCACGATTGCAGGGTATGCGAATGCGTGCAATTGAGTTGGCATTGCGCAAAGGCCAGATCAGCACTGCACAGTTGTTGATGCGCGACCTTGGAGCTGTGGCTGGCGAGGTATCCGTGGAGTCTGCAGCCGCTGCAGCACCCACGCTGCAAATCACCGTGGAAGATAAGCGGCAAGCGGGCTAGTACGCCTGCACTACGTTACAGTCTGTGACAGCACGGCCCACTCATGCGGCTGTGCTGTGCTACACTAGGGGAGTCCCCAGGCACACCACGCCATGACTGATCGCATCCTCACCGCTGCAGCCCTGCTCACCGTTGCTGCCCTGGTGGCCATGGGCTATGACAACCAGCGGGCCCTAGCCCGTTGCGAGTCTGCTGGAACCCACCCCGAGCAGTGCCGTCTCGTGGTGCTGGGACGCTAGTACGTCCGCACTACGTTACAGAGTGTGACAGTACGGGCCCACCACGGGCCCCCAGTGTGCTACACTGACAGAGTCAACCAAGGGGCACCATCCCATGATCGATCACACCCAAACTCTTAACGCCATCGCTGCCGAGCTGCTGCGGTGGCAGGCTGACGGTCGTCACAGCGCCGCTGATTCCCTGGTGCGCATCGCTGAGCTGTTGCACAATACAGGGCGACTGACGGACCGCTTGCCCGAGTTTTACGCTCGCCGCGACGGTCGCGTTCTGGACCGCTGATCCCACCACGGGCCGGTTACCACCGGCCTACCACACCACCACAGCCAAACCATGGCCGCCATCACCACCATCGCAGCGCTCCTCCTAGCGCTGATCCTCCTCCCACTGATCGTGCTGGCTTGGGCCAGCGAGTCTCGCCAACAGCGTGCCAGGCGCTGGCGTCGCGCAGGCCTGACGCAACAGGCCATCGCCGACCGCCTAGGCGTCAGCCGCTCCACCGCTCGCCGACTGTTGGCGGGCTAGTACAAGTGAACCAGGGGCAGGGTTCGGCTCTCGCGGGGGCTGGGCTACACCTAGGGAACCTACTGACACATCCTCGTTTTCTTCTACTGTCACACAGGGGGCAGGGGTTCGATTCCTGTAATACCCTAGAAGGTACCCCCCTACTACAAAATGGCCGATTCTGCTGGAGCCCTTACCCTTCGCCACGCCCAAGGTGAGGTGTTTACCAGCCGAAAACGCTTCCGCGTCCTCGTTGCAGGCCGCCGCTTCGGCAAAAGCTACCTCTCCTGCATCGAACTTTTGCGTGGAGCAATCGAAAAACCAGGCGAAACCTTTTTCTATTGCGCCCCAACGTACCGAATGGCGAAGGACATCGCCTGGAAAGCCCTCAAAAAGCTCGTCCCCCGCACCTGGATCAAATCCAAAAATGAAACCGACCTCAAGCTGGAACTGGTAAACGGCTCCACCATCGAATTAAAGGGCACGGAAAACGCAATGGCCCTCCGCGGCCGCAGTCTTTCGGGCGTCGTCCTCGACGAAGCCGCCTTCATGGACCCCGAAGTCTGGTTCGAGGTGATCCGCCCCGCCCTCGCCGACAAACAAGGCTGGGCCCTCTTCATCTCCACCCCTGACGGCACCGCCAGCTGGTTCTACGACCTCTGGTGCTACGCCGACGAAGGCGACTCCAACTGGAGCCGCTGGCAATTCACCACTATCGACGGCGATAACGTTCCCCCGGAGGAAATCGAGGCTGCCCGCAGCCAACTTGACCCCCGCACCTTCCGCCAAGAATTCGAGGCCAGCTTTGAAAACCTCAGCGGCCTCGTCGCCATCAGCTTCTCGGACGACAACATCGACAAAGTCGTCCAAGACCTACCCGTTCTACCCCTCTTGCTGGGGGTGGACTTCAACATCGACCCCATGTCCGGCATCTGCGCGGTCAAAAAAGGCGATGTCCTCTGGGTCTTCGACG